GCCGGAAATTGATTTGATTCTTCAGGGCGTCGACGAAAAACCCGACAACGCAGACGAGAACATTGAAGCTGTAGGCGGTCTGCCCGCTACCCAACCGGGCGATCTTTGGCAACTAGGGAGCCACCGAATCCTGTGCGGCAGCTCTCTTGCGGAACCCGCGTTCTCGACGCTGCTCGGTCGAAGGCGGGCGAACGTGGTTTTCACCGACCCGCCTTATAACGTCGCAATCGAGGGAAATGTCTGCGGAAAAGGCTCAGTTCACCATCGCGAGTTCGCCATGGCGTCAGGCGAAATGAATGCGGCGGAGTTCGTCGCGTTCTTGATCTCGTGTCTCAACCTTCTGCATCGCTTTAGCGTAGCCGGTTCCGTGCACTACATTTGTATGGATTGGCGGCACATAGGGGAACTGCTGGATGCCGGCCGTAAGGTCTATGAACAACTACTCAATCTGTGCGTGTGGGTGAAGGACAACGGTGGTATGGGATCGTTCTACCGTTCCCGCCATGAACTGGTCTTTGTCTTCAGGAAGGGAAAGGAGCAGTACCGCAACAACGTCCAGCTGGGTCAGTATGGGCGCAATCGCACAAATGTCTGGGAGTACCCCGGTGTAAATACCCTTTCGAAAACCGGCGAGGAAGGCAGTTTGCTCGCGTTCCACCCGACGGTAAAGCCAATTGCTTTGGTTGCGGACGCACTGCTTGATTGCTCGGCCCGTGGCGACATTGTTTTGGACGGTTTTCTCGGTTCCGGAACAACTTTGATGGCCGCCGAGCGAGTGGGACGCGTCTGCTACGCGATTGAGATCGAAGCACCTTACGTCGACGTGGCGATCCGGCGGTGGCAGCGACACACCGGCGGGAAGGCGATCCACGAAAAGAGCGGCAAATGCTTCGACGATATGGCGACGACGGCGGAGGTTTGCCGTGGCTGAGGGTGATAGCAACTACCAGGTTGGATACGGCAAACCGCCCAAACAAAACCAGTTCGCGAAAGGTCGATCAGGAAATCCAACCGGGCGACGGAAGGGCAGGAAAAATCTGTCAACGCTGCTTGAAGAAGCTTCGCGAGAGAAGGTCACGGTCAGCCGCAACGGACGAAAAGTCAGAATGACGAAGGTGGAAGCCAGTTTGCACCAATTGGTTAACAAGGCAACCGGCGGCGACCTCAAAGCGATTCGAGAACTTCTCTTCTGGAGCAAAACGCTGAATGAGGCGGTCCAGGAACTGCCGACAGCTTCCTTCGACGACTCGTGGCGGCCAGCATCCTGAAGCGCCTTCGCGAGAGTGGTTTCGAAGAAACAAGTTCCGAGGGAACGGCGGGCGGACAGCAGGAGGAGAACGAGAAGAAATGAGACTTTCACAGGCGGAACTCACATCTATCCTGAGACACGACTTCACCAGCTTCCTTGTGCGTGCATTCTATGAACTCAACCCACAAACGGAATTAGTCCTCAGCCCTCATCTTGAAGTTCTTGCCTCCCGGCTTGACGCCTGCCGGCAACAGAGACTACGGCGCCTCATTATCACCATGCCGCCGCGCTCGTTGAAATCGCATTGTGTATCCGTGGCGTTTCCGGCCTTCCTATTGGGTCACAATCCTGCTTCCCAGATCATCTGCGTCAGCTATGGACAGGATCTTGCTGACAAGCTTGCTCGTGACAGCCGCACCGTGATGGGAAGTGCCTTCTTCAAGAAAATCTTTCCCGGAACACGGCTGAACCCAGACAAGCAGGCGGTCAATGACTTCATGACCACCATGCAAGGCTTTCGCATGGCGACGTCAGTGGGCGGGGTCCTCACAGGGCGCGGGGCGGACGTCATTATTATTGACGACCCGCTCAAGAGCGAAGATGCCTTGTCAGAAACGAAAAGAGAGCTGGCAAATACCTGGTACGAAAATACTCTCTTAAGTCGGCTCAACAGCAAAGAGAAGGGGGGCATCATTATTGTCATGCAGCGCCTTCATCAGGACGACTTGGTGGGGCATCTCGCGTCGCAGGAGGGCTGGGAGGTACTGTCCTTTCCCGCCATGGCCGAAGAAGATGAAAAACTAGAATTTGAAACCTTGTTGGGTCGGCGAGTGTTCAGCAGGAAGCGTGGGGAAGCGCTACAGCCGGAACGGGAGAGTCTGGAAACGCTGGCAGCGCTCCGCAAGAACATGGGCGAGTACTCCTTCGTCAGCCAGTATCAGCAAAACCCGATGCCAGTGGAAGGCATCATGGTGAAGCACGAGTGGCTTCGCTACTACGATGCTCTGCCCGAGCGGTTCCCGATGGTCTTGCAGAGCTGGGATACGGCCAACAAGGGTGGCGAACTGAATGATTACAGCGTGTGCACGACGTGGGGAGCCTATGCGGAGCACTATTACCTGCTGGACGTATTTCGCCGGCGCTTGAATTATCCCGACTTGAAAAGAGCCGTGCAGGAGCAGTCGCGCCGGCACTCCCCGCACTCCATCCTGATCGAAGACAAGGCTTCGGGCACGCAGTTGATTCAGGATCTCCAGCATGAAGGCGTATTTAGGATTAGGCCTTACAAACCGCCTCCTTCCACTGACAAACTGATGCGTCTGCACGCTCAGACAGCCGAGTTTGAAAACGGGCACGTACTTTTGCCAAGAACAGCTCCCTGGCTTTCGGACTACATACAGGAGCTAACGAGCTTTCCTGGGGCAAAACATGACGACCAGGTGGACTCGACCACACAAGCGTTAGATCATCTCAAGATCTCAAGACTTCCGCGTCATTGTTGGTGTAGGCAAAGCTCGGTGAGCCGTACCTCCGTCAGGCATCCCCAAACCCGCGGTAATTCTCGCCGAATTGCGAGCCTTGTACGGCCTTTCCGCCAAATCCTTTTACTTGTTTGATTGAGCACAGTTCGCTTGACTGAATGCCTGTTTGGAGCGGAACTGTACACCTGTAGAAGGAGGTCCCTAATGAACAGCGTAAGTAAGGTCGTTGCTGGGCTGCCCACAGTAGAGCGATCGAAGTTGCTGGAATTGTGGCACTGCCACTTTGGACGAGTAGCCCCGGCAGGCATTCGTCGCGAACTCATGGTTCCGATGCTGGCCTATCGAATCCAGGAAAAGGCGTACGGTGGTCTTAAGAAAGAGACGATCCGGAAGCTTCGTAAGCTTGCGCAGGAAAGCAACCAAAACCCCCGTCGCGCTCTTCGTGCGAACGGGCTCAAGACAGGAACTCGGCTGATCGGTCGTTGGCACGGGCAAGCGTATGAGGTGGAAGTCGTTCGCGGGGGCTTCCTCTGCCGCGGCACAATCTCGAAGAGCCTGTCCGAGATTGCCCGTCGCATTACGGGGACGCAGTGGTCTGGCCCGCGGTTCTTCGGGCTGAGGAAAAATTGCAAGAGTGGTCGGGGAGCGTGAACATGTCCCGACCAGTTCGCTGTGCCATTTACACGCGAAAGTCCTCGGAAGAGGGTCTGGAGCAGTCCTTCAATTCTCTCGACGCCCAACGAGATGCCTGCGAGTCCTACATCAAGAGTCAAACGCATGAAGGCTGGCGCGCGCTGACGACCAAGTACGATGACGGCGGGTTCAGCGGCGGGACGATGGATCGGCCAGCCCTCAAGCACCTGTTGGAGGACATTGCGTCTGACAAGATCGATACCGTAGTTGTGTACAAGATCGACCGTTTGACGCGTTCGCTTCTTGACTTTGCCAAGATCGTTGAAGCGTTCGAGACCAACCATGTCAGCTTCGTTTCTGTCACCCAACAGTTCAACACGACGACCTCGATGGGGCGACTCACACTCAATGTCTTATTATCTTTCGCTCAATTCGAGCGTGAACTCACGGGGGAGAGGATCCGGGACAAGATCGCTGCCTCAAAGAGAAAGGGCATGTGGATGGGCGGCATTGTGCCGCTGGGGTACAAAGTCGAAGCTCGTAAGCTGTTGATCGAATCACGCACCGCAGCGATCGTGCGCCAGATCTTTCAGGAGTACCTTCGACTGGGGCGCGTCTCCGGGCTCAAGGCATTCCTGGATTCCAGGAAGGTCTGCGGGAAGCAGGACCGGCCTTTGTCCCGAGGGGCGCTGTATCACATCCTGAATAACCGTGTCTATCTCGGAGAGATCGTTCATCGAAAGCAGGCCTATCCTGGCAAGCACGAGGCGATCATCGACTCAAGGCTCTGGGACAAAGTCGCAACCAAACTTCGCGCCAACAACCCGGCTCCTGAGAGAAAGTTGCGAGTGACGCAATCGAGTTGCCTCGTGGGACTGATTGTCGATGCCGCTGGGGTCAGGTACACTCCGACTCATTCCGTCAAAAAAGGTAGACGCTACCGTTACTACACTTCTCAATCAGTGCTTCAGGGAAAAGAGGCGGCTGGCCTGGCGCGGATTCCGGCTGGCGAACTGGAGAGTGTAGTTCAGGGACGACTACGAAACCTATT